GCCTGACATGCCTCCAGAGATTTCAGCTGGCATCGTCGAGCTGGTCCGCCAGGAGATGAATGACTTCTTGGCCACCGGCGCTCAGGTTCACCCCGAGGCTTTCCGTGTCCGCATGGAGCAGGTCCACGACGAGATCATGGACAAGATGCGTGAGGAGGCTCGCAATGCGGCCGACCGCATGTCAGACAAGATCGAGGACCAGATGAGTGAAGGCAAGTTCGATGACGCCTTCCGCGACTTCGTTGATGACTTCGTGACCTACCCCACCGCCATCCTCAAGGGTCCGGTGGTGCGCCGCAAGAAGGCGATGAAGTGGGGTCCCAACTTCCAGCCCATCATCATCAACGACTTCTCTCGTGAGTTCGAGCGCGTCAGTCCGCATGATGCTTACCCCTCCCCCAACGCCTCCAACCCACAAGAAGGCTTCTTCATTCAGCGCCACCGTCTGAGCCGTAAGGCTTTGCAAGAATTGCGCGGCGTCCCTGGTTACAGCGACAAAGCCATCGACCAAGTGCTCGAGCGTTTTGGCGATACAGGTTTCCGTCAATGGCTGATGGGCGACCAAGAGCGCGACCGCTTGGAGGGCAAGCCTCACGCTCGCCTCTATACCAAGGAGGTCATCGAGGCCCTCGAGTTCTGGGGTTCGGTGTCTGGCAAGACCCTGATGGATTGGGGCTTCAAGGACAAGCGAGTCGAGTGGAACAAAGAGTACGAGGTCACTGCCTGGCAGATCGGCCCGTTCATCATCAAGGTTGCACTCAACCCCGACCCGCTTGGCATGCGCCCATACGAGATCGCTCAATGGAACGAAGTGCCCAACAGCTTTTGGGGCACAGCCTTGCCAGAGCAGATGCGTGATGTGCAGGTCCTGTGCAACGCCTCAGCTCGCAGCTTGGCCAACAACATGGGCATCGCCTCTGGTCCACAAGCCGAGGTGCAGGTTGACCGCTTGCCTGACGGTGAGGATGTCACCGCCATGTTCCCCTGGAAGATTTGGCAAACCACATCAGACCGCACCGGTGGTGGTCAGCCAGCGGTAAGGTTCTTCCAGCCTGAGATGCGCGCCCAAGAGCTGATGGCCGTCTACCAATATTTCAGCAAGCAGGCTGATGAAGTGACCGGCATCCCGGCCTACCTCTACTCTGGCGCAACTGGCGGCGGCGCTGGTCGCACGGCGTCTGGCCTATCCATGCTTATGGACAACGCAGCCAAGGGCATCAAGAACGCCATCGCTTCAATTGATGTGGTGGTGTCTGCCATGGTCAGCCGTCTGTACATGCACAACATGATGTACGACCCAGACAGCTCCATCAAGGGCGACTTCTCCATCACCTGCAAGGGTGCGTTGGGTCTGGTCCAGAAGGAGCACCTCAACCAAGCTCGTGCTCAGTTCTTGCAGATGACTGCCAACCCTGTCGACATGCAGATCATCGGCATCGGCGGCCGCGCCTACCTGCTGCGCGAAGTGGCAGACAACTTGCAAATGGACACCAACCGTCTTGTGCCCACGCCCGAGATGCTCGAGTACAAGGCTGAGAAACAAGCTCAGTTCAACGCTGCCGTACAACAGATGCCAGGTCAAGGCACACCTGCTGCGCCAGCAGCTCCATCCGAAGCGCCCATGCCTGAACAGCCAGCGCTACAACAATGAGGTCAATCATGAAAGCAAAACCAACAGTGAAAGCAAAAGGCGTTTACCGCGGCAAAGAAACAATGGCCGAGGAACGCAAAGAAGCCACCATGCCCATGGGCTACAAGAACGGTGGCTATGTGAAGAAGATGGCCAACGGCGGCATGGTCGCACCCAATGCGCGCACCGGTGCTGGTGGCCCTGGAGTTCGCTCTGATCAATCTTGCAACTACAAGAAGAAATAAGTTGCAGTGCTAAAGCAAACCCCAGCTAGAGTAATTGCAGCGTTGGCCTCATTAGAGGGCAACAGTGAATTTGAAGCGTTGCGTATGTATCTCCAAGAATGTTTGGAGGAACTGCGCAGCGATTCAGCAACAACGAAGGATGAAATCATCTTGCGTTGGCAACAAGGTGGGATACAGGTCTTGGGTGAGCTGCTTGATCGCGCAGCCAAATCACGAGAGCTGACCTACAAGTTGCAAAAGAAATAACGCCCCGTTGGGGCAACGCTCGACCAGTGGCGTTCACTGGCACTTGAACACCGGACTGAAAGAGTTGGACACCGCAAGGACCCAATGGCTTGAGGGTAAGGCTCAGGAGATTTAATTGGACCGACTACCACGCGCCGTCATTGAGGCGGAAAGAAAGGCGAACGAAGCGCTCGAAAGAATTCAGGCAGCTCGTAATGGACAAACACCAGAAGCGGACCCCGCTCCTGAGCCAGCTCC